ATGGCATTCAAAAGAGAAGATCAATACGCAGCTAGCGGTAGCACAAAGCTCTGGAACGCATGGACTCCATACGTTAGTAAGTTCGATACATCCTCCTTCTACAACTGGGAGCAGGACAACCTACCTCTGTACGACCTAGAGGAAAGAACTTATGAAGCATGGGAGCAGCTTGGATTCCCAACTTCCTCTGTTCCAGGCATGGCCCTTACCGTATCTGCTGATGCTGGTAACACCGTGGAAGGACAGGCCCAACTCCTAGCTGAGAGCACGCTCTTTACTGATGTTAGTTCAGCCATCGCTGCTATCCCTAAGGTAGTACGCTTTCCTGTTTTAGTTGAGGTAGGAAGCTTCGGTGATCTAGGTAACATGGAACTCCACAACTTCCGTATTGAGGAAGGTGGCTCCATTGAGATTATCAACAGAAACGCAAGTAAGTTCTACTCTGCCTCTTCTACAGTCAACAATGTTGCCGCTGGATCCGTCTATAACTCCAGCCACGATCTTATCAAGAGGGTAGACTCTCTGGATCTAAGCAATACTTTCACAAACGCTTCCTGTGTTCACTTAGGACTATCCCTTCTGAGCGGAACTGATGATTCTAGATTCGGAACAGGCTATGCTTTTGCACACCCACAACACACCCTAAGAAGGGGTACAGTTGCCTTCGGATATAGTGTTGGTACTCTAGATGGGAACATCTTTGATTGGAGTCTATACGAGAACACCGCAGGAGGGGCCACATATAATGATGATACCTTACCCAGCTATGACACTTCTACTTACGATGCACTCAATAATGACTACCCTACTAGGGGCCAAGTAGATAGTTCCGATAGCGTCAAGGGAGTTGTCTATAACAATGTAGCTAGAAAAATTAGCATCAAGAACTGTGACGGTCCCATCTACATTAGGGGGTTCGTTGTCGATGGAAACATTACCTCTGTAGATGATGGCATCTCAGTTATCAACTCTGATGTTGTCTTGGAAAACTGTGCTGCGATGCGCTGTAACGAAGCTGGATTCAAGTTCCATAACTCTAAGGTTACGCTTTCTAGAACAGCCTGTTCCTACAGAAACTACAAGTTAACTGATAGTGCTACTAGAGCAGAGGAGACAGGGGTAGGATTCCACGCTGTCAACAGTGAGGTTACTGTTAGTGCTCTACTACAGCCAATTCTTTCTCTTGATGGCCCCGCTGATTTCGGTGCATCTGGTGTAGACGTAGCTGTAATGGCTTCCCGTAACTACCTAGGCTTCCTACTGGAGAACTCCAAGCTAGTAGGTGGATACCGTAGAGACTCAGCCATCAATGAGACAACAGGGGGACTACTCCTATCAGAACTGAACTATGGCGCAGGACTAGAAGCCATCAATTCTCAGATCAATCTCAAAGGACAAATAGATTTCTATGGTAACGCTAGAGGGCTAGACCTACTTGGTACTACTGTTAGAACAGAGAACCTCTGCGTAGACTTCACTAACACTGAGGCCCTTAGAGCAGCTAACTCCCGTGTTGAATTCGATTCAGTAGTTAGCCCAGCCCAAGCTGGTCAAGCCTCTAGAGCACAGTTTGAGTTTAGTAAGAACGGACAACATATCCTCCTTAGGAACCAGAGTGAAGTTACCTTCCGTAGGAAGAACCACCTTCCTGCTATATATGGAAACAGCTTCTTCCTAAGTTCTTTCGGAACTATTACTTGGGATGGAGCTAACAGGAATAACCTTCCCGGCGTTTCCGTTGAGGATCAGTCCACCATTGAGCTAATCCACCCTAAGATGGTTGCTCACGATTCTGTTGTTAGGAATTCTGCTGACTACGGGCAAATACTAAGAGCAGTAAACGGATCCAAAGCTAGCCTATTCGGTACTGCCGCTGGTTGTAACTTTGTTTGGGGACCAAGAACCTATAACAGGCAACAGTTCGCCGCTGGTCTATATGCTGGTAGAGGTTCGGAACTAAACCTTCACGGTCCTACAGTTATCGCTCAGTATGGTATCGATGCTCTAGTTGAAGACAACTCAGTAATTAATATCGAGCCACACAGAAGTAGGTCAGGATACGGTCTAGAAGTAAGTGCCTTTGATCTCAGTGCCCAAGCTAACCACACTAGCGTAGAGCTTCACTCAACCAGAGCGTGCCTTGTAGCTAACCGTAACTCAGTTATCAACCTACAGGATCTAGGTTCCTACACTCTTCACTGGCCTCGTACAGGAAGAGGAGGTAACCTCCTGGCTGCTGGGGCAGACTACAACCTGGGTTCAACAGGATTTGCCTCTAGTGGACTTACCGCTTATGGCTCCCTACAGTTCTTCCCCAACCCATCTGATTCAAAAATCGTTACTCAGAATGATCTAGATGATCTCATCTCTGGTGGAGTAGCTGCTAGCGTCCCAGACTTTCCTGTCTTTACTGCTGCTACCGACATGAACACCTTCCTAGTAACTGACGATCCCATTGGTGGATCAACAGACACAGCTACTAGAGGACTTGCTTCGTTGGGTGGAGTTTGTCTAAGAGCCGCAGGAGATAGTGTTGTAAACGTAAACAATGTACACTTCCCCACTGGCAACAACGGTGGATTCATGGACGGTCTCTTCTACGATGCTAGTGGAGATAACTGTCACCAGCTAATGATTTGGAACCTAGCGGACACCTCAAAGCTGAACGCCTCCTTCCTATCTGTTAGTGGAATGTACCCAGGCAACTCAACCTATCACGGACCAAGTGCTATGTACGTTTCCTCCAACACCCTTGGATCAAACGATACGGAATACGTTGCTGCCTCTGGAGCCCCCTCCTCTACACCTGATACTGGAACCCTATCTGTCCTAGACCCTTTCGGTGCTGGTTCTGCTGTGGGTATCTGGAACCTTCCTGTAGGAGCAACGATCAACTCTCCCTTCAAGAGATATCATCCAATAACAGAAGCCTTCAACGAAGCTACCCCTAGTGCTCTAGCTGGAGCAGGAGTTATCGTTAGTGCTAACGCTGCTATGCCCTTTGGATTTGATGGAAGTGGTTCCAACACTGGTCCCTTCAGAATCTACTGGTCACCAAAGCCATCCTCTAAATTCCTCGCTGTTGACCTCAGTGGTTATCAGTACGGTGCATGGAAAGGGGAGTACGCAGGAGGAGATGATTTCTCAGGATATACAGGTCCAGCGTATCAAATCTTTTCACAGGGCTATAATATGTCGGCACCCGTCTCTGCCCTGCTGTTCGATGATGGCAACTCAGTAAGCTCTGTCTACCCAGACCTAGTTAAACTAAGCATTGACTCAGACGGTGATGGCTCTTACGATAAGCTTTGGACCTCAGGCTTCTATTACTGTTCTGAGTTCCTAGACGACGACCCCCTTCAATGTATGCTAGATGAATCAGCATCAGACGCATTCCAGAACGCTAAGAATGCTTCTACTGGAACCTCTGGCAAGCCTAAAAGGGTAACTATATACAGATCAAGAGAAGACGATAGTGGTGACGCTAGCCCCTCTAACAGAGGATCAGAAGCTTACCAAGGGGACAGAGATCATACGGTTGGATTCAAGTCCGCAAACATTTTCGATCTTCGGAGAGATAACTAATGGCTGAACAACAATTTGAAGATAGCTCGTATAGGTTCTCTGACCCTATTAGATTCTTTAAGGCTAACGATCCTTACTACTTTGAGGTAGACAACATTCCTCTTAAGCAGCTACAGGAGAACTGCCAATGGCTTAAGGATCAGGTCAGAAAGACCGCTATAAAATTCACAGGAGTAAAGCGTGGGGACATTGATGAACTCAAGCCCTATGCTACAGGAGGAGATAGAAAGGTTAGAGTAAAGCCTGGTCGTTACTCTGCTCGTATCAATGATGCAGCTACCAAAGATCCTCTTGGCTATCTTCAGAAGGTAATGGGCGAAGCTCTAGGTGATGTAGATGCTTGGGCTGCTGCCACCGCCAATACCGGAACCTTTCCTGCGGGAACCGTTCCCTCCTATAACACCCTACTGTCAGAGTCTCTAGATAGATTCAAAAGCTCTCTCTCTCAGGATGCTCTAGGTATGACGGGTCTTGTAGGCAGAGCCTTCACTTGGCCTATCGTTAATGTAGACACTCCAGTAGACTCGGATGGTGTTAACCTGGATAGTACTGTAGGCTACGTCAAGTATAGCTCTAGTAACAACCCAGGTAACGGAGTAAGTAATGTACCCGCAGTAATTTCTCAAGCTATTACTTGGGCTAAGAGTGTTGGTAATAGTGCTCAGAGCTATGCTCTCCCTTCCTTTGAAACTACAAATCCTAACAATGGTTGGGCTAAGTTTCCTCTAACGGAGGCTTACTTCATTAACAAGTGGAGAGGCGTCTCTCGTCTAGCCATCGTTGATGTACCTGATGAGATTTCAATTGAGGTTCCTGCTTTCGATGCAGCAGACTTCAACTACATTGATGAGTTCGGAGACGAGCAGACTGTCGATGGCGTAGAGCAGCGCATTGATCTAGTCTTCATTTACTCCAAGCCTATTGACGCTTCCTCTACTACTATCCTCAAGCCCTCCGGTAAGGCTGTTATCACTAGCCCACAACTGGGTATTGTACGAGGAGCAGGCATTAAAGTAAACCTCTCAGATAAGCAGGACTTCCAATACGGACACCAAACTGAGGTATCCGATGAGCACAAGATCCTAGCCTCCCCTGGAGACCAAGAGAATGCAGACATGGGCTTCCTTGCTACTTCAGCTAACGATATCGCTAACGATGTCAGAGGCAGTTTCCCATCCCCCGATGATATCCTCAACCTCGCTCCACTCATTTCAGAGAAGCTTGAGGATGAGGCTATTGAACTAGTCGGCCAGTCCATTCTACCTGTGGCCTACGTTTGGGTAAAGAGTACTGGTAGTGAACTAACAAGTGGTGCTATCCCTATCCTTAGCACAGACGTAGTTGATATTCGTCCCTTCTTTAGAACAGCGGAGCTAGCATACAACGAGAGGGCTGGTATCGGTGGTGCAATGCCACAGCTATCCCTAGCTAATCCTGCTGTCGGAAAGTCTCAGCTAGACTACGAAAGCAAGAGGCTATATGATTACTTCAACAACAAGATTAATGCGGTAGCAGATCAGACTGGTCCTGAGGACGAGATGACAACCTTGGCTGCTGGCTATGTCTTTGGTGGTTGGAACTTTGGGCCTGAGGGGACACTGTTCGACTACTACCAAACTCAGTTCGGCGCTGACGATGCTGACGTAAATAACCCTGATGGTATCCTAGGAGCCGATGTACAGGCTATTAGGCAGTACGTTCTAGGTAAGTATGGTATTGGAAGTAATGGAGCACAGGTTACCATTCCCTCCTACCCAGACTGGGACTTAGCTCAGTGGTGTATCCAGCAGGACGTTGGCGATAAGGGTCTCTACCCTAATGATTACATTAACACATTCTTCTCTGCTAAGAATGGCACAGGTCAAGATCCTTCTATCGTAGCAGGTAGCTACAGTCAGATGGTATTCGAAAACGGTACTACTGAAGGTGGTGGTTCCCCTGGAAGACTACAGAACTTCGACAACAACGAACTTAACGCTGGGGCTAATGTCTCAAGAGTAAACTTCCACTACGTTGCCAAGCGCATTAAGTTTAATCGTCAGGCAGTACCGTGGCTAGGAGATTATAAGGTTGATGTCAACTTCGTTAACTGCCTACCTCAAGTTCAGAGTCAGCAACAAGCTGCTTCCTATCATGGTTGGTGGGTAGAAAAAGGTTTCGATGAGTTCACTATCTATATTGCTTTCTCGGCTAACGACAACAACGCTGCTGGTAGTTCACAAACTCCTAGGTTCCCTGCTCCCCACTCCCTCTCCTTCACCACATCAGGAAAGAAGAAGAAGACAACCTCTGTCCTCAACGTATCAGACAGAGCGGGTGAAAGATTCAGTTCGTTTGTTGTCCCGGTATCTGATATCCTAAATGCTAACACAGATCCAATCGGTGAAGGTGCTGGAGCAGGCTATGTTGGAAACCCACGAATAGGAAAGTGTACTTACCCCTCTATTATGTGGAGTATTACAGGTATTCCTGTTAACACCGCTACCTACTTCTACGGAAACCTTAATAGTACCAACCCCACTATTTCACTGAAGAGTAGCTAATGCCTGATGGGATTACGTTTGATTGCGGAGACTTCTTACCAGGATTAGGGCCAAATAATTTCCCCGATTATGACCCTAATGGTGATGATGTATTAGTACCCGACGATGATGTCGATGTTCCTACTTGGACTGCTAGGCCAGTAGACGATGGTGGTGGTCCCCCAATTCAACCTGGCCCTGATCCTGTACCCAAGCCTAGTGACCCTCCACCACCACCAGGCCCAGGAGTGCCTGGCCCACAAACAGGTATTCCCTCAGGGCCAGCACCTCCTCCCCCAGGTCCAGGACCAATCTCCCCAGGACCACAAGGCCCAGCAGTACCAGGCTCAACTGACAAGTGTATCTGTAGGGTCCAAAATCCTCCAACCGTAGAAGTAAACTCTTCAACAGGTGGGGATGCTAATGGACTGGGTAAGTACTATAAAGTATGTTGGGAACAGAAGTGTGAGTCTTTCCCTGCTAATGAAGATGTACCTCCTGATACCTCAGTAGATGATTACGCTACCGCTGTAGGTTCTCAGGGAGCTAGGAACATTACGGTAGAAGGAACTCAGGGTGGGAATTGTAAAAAGAACGGAGCTTGCGGTGGTGATTGCCCCGAAATTTGTCTTAGATACTTTGTCCCTAGAGATATAGAAGACATTCCCCCAGGACCAATTGACACAGAACCTCCTGGTCCGGGACCGGATCAGCCCGGTGGACCCCAAACAGGTATCCCAGGAGGCCCTCTACCCCCACCACATGTTCCTCCCCCCGGAGTTGTACCTGGCCCACAAACAGGTATTCCCCCTGGCCCCGCTGGTGGAGGTGGTGGAGGACCGGGAGGTCAGCCTGGTCCACAAGGAGAGATTGACCCTGGAGTTCTAATCATCCCTGATCCTGGCCCCACTATCTCTCGCCCAGGCAATCAAGGCGGTATCGGTGGTGGATTAGTACCTGATCCCCCTCCTGGTGGAGGTGGTATTAACCCTGGAGGAAATCAAGGCGGTATCGGTGGTGGATTAGTACCTGATCCCCCTCCTGGTGGAGGAGGAACTAGCCCTGGAGGAAATCAAGGTGGGATTAGTGGTGGACTAGTACCCGATCCTAAGCCTGGTGGAGGTGGTATTAACCCTGGTGGTCTTCAGACTGGCTTTGGAGGTATCATTGTAACTGATGATGGACCCCTAATTTCAGGAGGTATCGGTGAGGGTATTCCTGGAACCCCTGGAGGTGGGGGCTCTGGTGATAACGGCATTACTCCAGGAGGTAACCAAGGAGGTGCAGGAGGCATTCTTGTAACTGATGATGGTCCTCTTACCTCTGGAGGATTAGGAGAAACCGGAACCATTGGCACACCAGGGGGTAATACTGGTGGAGGCATAACCTTTGGTGGAAACCAAGGTGGTATTGTAGGAGGGAGCACCGAAGGAGGTTCCACAGGTGGGAATAACCCTCCTATCAGAGACACTGAGGGTGGTGGTTACCAGGAAGGCTTGGGGGCTTTCGGTGCTGGGTACGACTCCTCTCAGAACGAGTTAAACCTCAACGACCCTAGAGTACAAGAGTACTTTGCTAGGAAGAGACCTAGCGGTATTTACGATCAAGACATCGCTATCCAGGGAGGTAGCTTCAGTAATAAGTTTGTCCGTAATGACGTAGGGCACTCTGGTATCCTAGGAGACTACATCCATGAAAGCATCCAATACATTCTGAAGAACAATAAGTTCTGGAAGGATTGGGATAGTCGTCCTGTATTTGATATTACAACCGACAACATTCTTCACAGTCTAGACCCCCAATTCTATGCTACCTGTAAAGACATCAGGAGAGTAGGAGGAGATCGCCTAACCGATTACGATATCGCTAGGATGGTGGGGAGTAGGATTGTAGACGGCACCCTCGGTAGCATACGCAACGAGTACCTTGTCAAGCTATCTGATAAGGGTAGGAAACGACAGCCGCTCGTTATCCGCTCAAGTAGTAATACTACAGTCAATGAGATGGCCGCTCTCTCATTAATCGAGAGGTCTTACCTCCCCCTAGACCCAAGCAAAGCTAAGGGGTTCGCTAGCAATGTACTTCCTAATTGGAAGATCCTTTCTACCGATATCGCAAAACACATTCCTATTGAAGTGAGTGGAGTCATCGTAAAATACTATGTAGGTGACACTGATTTCTTCCTAGCAAGAAAGACCCTCCGTATTGAGGATGGAGACTTCATTACTTGTGTGGTTAATGGTAGTCCTGTACAACTGTATACTAATTCAGAGAAGGATCATGCATTCCTAATGGACTCAGCAACCAGGCAACGTGCTCTGAAGCTACTAGGGTCTGATGGTAAGAGTACCCTAAGCGTAAGCTCTATGTCCTCCGATGAGCTAGAGTTCAACTACTCTCTGAGTTCACCCAGGCAAGATTATTATGTTCTAAGCTGTGTACTTAGCTCCCTACAAACAGTACCAAGTTTAGGTGCCAATAACGTATCTAATTTGGTAAAAACTACTACTGCTAGATACGAACTGATGGATAGTACTACCTCTGCTGGCCTAAGCTCTATCAATGATTACATTAAGTACAAGGCGAATAGTAAGACACTCATCCTGGATGATGACGATAGGATCCTAGATTATATTGAAAGCACTAGTGCTATGGAGTACACACAGGATGATATCCTTTTCGATGCAGCTAAGACTAATAAGAAAGTCCCCCTGCTCACTAGACAAATCCCTTGGTACATTGTGGTTTATCCAACCAACAGGTTCGAGTACAACATCCACAACTCTAAGTCTAAGGTTACAGTCTATGAACCCTCTGGGATCACGCAGAGAGAGCTAAGAATGTCCCCCTCTATTGATAACGTCTTCTCTAAGGGCAAGAGTAGAAACTTTGTTCGCCTAGAAAATGGTTACCCTAACTCAACCAATGTATACGGCAAGTGGGATACCCAGGCTAAGATCTCTAGGATTGAAGATAACATGACTGCCTTCAAGCAAGGATACAGGGTAGCAGGAGTAGTAGGTTCGGCTAGTGTGCTCAAACCTAAGCGTAAGAGAACAGGCTTTCGTCTACTGAAAGAAATTATCTCAGAAATCAACAGGAACTATCTCCTAGATGATGAGGGACTAGAGGTAGGTCTCAATACCTATGACGTATTCTCTCGCATGAATATGAGAGAGTACAATAGCTTCCTGTCCCTAGAGAATGCCTCCTATCTACTCAGACAGATTAAGAATGGAGCCATCGAAGGCATTAAGCTATATAACCCCATCAGGAACGCTGGTAAGAACGCTATCAAGAAGACTCGTATTGTCCAGAAGAAGAGTACAGCAGGGGAGGATACCTTCCTTCCCATCAAGAGTATTCAAGGTGGGACCATCGTACAGCCTCCTGGAACTACATTCAATTCCAGCCAAATTGTGCCAAGCACAACGAGACCTCCTATACGCTAACAATTTCAAAAATAATGGGGCTACTTCTTAAACAATAGCTAGATAAGATAGAGACGAAAATATTACGTCTTAAGGAAAAACAAAATGGATCACATGAAACTAACTGACGAGCTACGTCAACACCTTATGGAATCAGCCGCATGGGGAAAGGCTGGTATTACTCCTCTAGTTGAAACCAAAGAGGAAAAGCCCGCAGAAGTAGTTGCAGAAGCTACAACTAAAGTCGTTGAAGAGGAAGAAGAGGACAGTGCTGCTGCTGAAGCGCACGTTTGTCCCCTCTGTGTCTCTCAACTTGACGAAGCTATTGATGAGGAGCGCGTTCTAGAGCATCTCAATGTAGTTCTCGGTCTTGTAGACAAACTCTCTAGTATCAACGAAGGTGACGAAGATCTCGACACACTCATTGATGAAGCTGTAGCAGAAATCCTACTACAGAATGTAACTGAAGACGAAGAAGAGACTGAGTAATGGAAAGCATCGGTGGATTCGCAGAAGACCTTATCTTAAAGGAGATGACTGACATCAAGGCTGGGAAGGTATCACCTCCTAGTACTAATGCCAGTTTCCCTCAAGCCGCCCCAGCGGGAAGAGATATCTCTAATGTTGAAGTACCAGATGATTTCATGCAGACTCTTCTAGGTGAGAGCTATAAAGCTCCCGCTGTCAAAGTGAAGGTAGAGCCAGAGCCAGAGGCCCCTCAAGAAACCATTGAGGAAGAGGTAGAGGCTCCTAGTCTCCTAACTGAGCAATCAGCACAAGAACTAATCTCTCTCCTGACTGAGGTTAAAGGTATGCTGTCAGAGATGACAACTTGCGGGATGATGGGTACTAACCTAGCTGGTCCTGCTGCTACAAACCCTAAGTCCAAGGATAAGAAGAAGGACAAAAAATCTATCTTCAAAGATGCACTGAAAAAGAGAGCAGGAAAGTAATGAACATTGACGAAATCCTAGACGAGATCAACGAGGAAGAGAAGGATACTGCCAAGCCTGAAGGTAAGAAAAAGTCTTTCAAAGGTCGTGTCAAAACCTACAACACCATCAAGGATGCGCTCTCAGGAGGAGGCTTTGGACAAATTTTTACTACTAAGGGAGCTGATAGAATGTATGTCATTTCTAAAGGCAAGTGGGGAGCAAAGAGTGGACGAGGTAAGATCGCTAAAGGCTTTACCCCAGGAAGTTCTACTCCTGGTTCTTCGTTCTCCAGCGTCAAGAAGCACGCAGCCAGGACGACCCTTCGATATGGTAAGGGTTCTGATAAGCTAGCTTCTAGGTATGGATCACGTTCCATCAAGAAAGACAGAGGAGTAAAATAATGCAACTAATTCAAGACATATTTATCATTGAGAATCTACAGGTTATCTCCGAAGCAAAGAGTAAAGGCCCCACTAAAATTCGTGGAGTCTTTGGTCGCTGTAACGAGAAGAATAACAACGGTAGAATCTATCCAACACAAGTTCTCGCAGAACAGCTTAAGAAGGTTAGTCCTCTTATCCAAGAGAGACGCCTTTGTGGTGAGCTAGATCACCCACAGAACGATACGGTTAGACTCTCTAACGCATCCCACCTTATCACTAAGCTGGAGATGAAGGGTAACGACCTTATCGGTGAGGCTGAGATCCTCAACACTCCTGCTGGTCTAACAGCTAAAGCTCTCATCGAGGGTGGGGTTGCTATTGGCATCTCTTCCCGTGGAATGGGAACCATATCAGAGGATGCAGCAGGCAACAAGGTAGTCAACGATGATTTCCGCCTAGTAACCTTTGACCTAGTAGCTGACCCCTCCACAAGAGGAGCCTTCCCAGCCCTTGCTGAGTCTACCCAGTCTCAGTTCGCACAGGAGAAGAACACAAAGCTAGTTAAGGAGCAGAACTTCCTAACCATGCTCAAGTCTAAGATGAGAGAGTCCTATGCTCCTATCCAAGAGGCTAGTAAAAAAAAGAAGATGGCTAAGGCCAAGAAAAAGGAAACCTGTTGCCCCACTGAGGAGAGAGGGGAAAAAGATGAGATGTACGGTGAGTCCATTGCTAAACTCACTGGCTATAATACCATAGCTGAGTATATCCTTAACGCTCTAAGAGACGACAAGTAAGGAACTCTGCATTTTTGAAAAAAAACTGTACTTACCTATAGTGTAGTCATAGATATTCACAGACCCAAGGAACAGATACATGAAAAACCTAAAGGACATTGCCTCTATCCTCCCCGAAGGACTTGATGAGTCTACTGTCGAAGCCATCTTCGAACTGGTAGATTCTGTCATTAATGAACAAGTCGGTGAGCATATCGGCCTCTTGGAAGCCAAAGTAACTGCCTTCCTAAGAACTAAGATCGATTCGATCAAAGATCAAGCTCTTACAGAACTCTCGGAGGAAAGCGAAGTATTCCACAACGCTAGACTCTTCGAGTCAGTAAGAACTCTCATGTCTCTAGAGCTTAATGCTGAGGATGAAGAGGGTGCTATCTCTGAAGTAGCTTCACAAAATGAAGAACTTCAAGAGGAGTACAACCTTCTATCTTCCCAACTCAAGAACATCATCGAAGAAAACCAAAAGCTGAGAAACTCAGTCAAGGTCTTCTCTTCGAAGGATACCATTCAAGAGAACAGCATTTCCAGGCTAGAGGCAGACAACGCACAGCTTCTTGAGGAAGTTGAGAATCTGAAGGCTTCTGAGGATGAGAACTTTGTCTCGTCTGAAAGAGCTATCGTTATGTCTCATGCAGATGAGCCAATTAACGAAGAGAGAACTCTAAAAACAAACAATGAGTTCTTAACTGATGAGGTCATGAAGTTCATGCCCTTCTCCCAAAAATAGGATTATACACTAATGTTAGATGTAATGCATCAAACGGACCAAACGCTAGTCCAGAAGTGGGAGCCCGTACTTGAGGGTATTGATAATGAATATACCCGTCGTGTCACCGCTCAACTTCTAGAGAACCAAGCCAAGGCCATTGTAGAGGATCGTATGAACGAGAGTATTTCCGCTGGTGCAACCACCACTGGTCAACTCGGTACATTCCAAAAGTTCGCGTTCCCACTTGTCCGAAGAGTTTACCCCAAGCTCCTTGCAAACAGTCTTGTCGGCGTTCAGCCCATGCAAGGCCCTGTTTCCCAGGTATTCTACCTAGGTAACAGCCGCACCAATGATGGTGGTGCAACCAACCAAACCGTCTACAGTAAGCTTAACCTCACCTACAGAGGGCTAACAGCACAGCCAATTGGCTCAACCGAGTTTAACCTAGCAGGTGCCAATGGTACTTTCCAAGGTGGTACTGCTGCTGGTCTTGATGGCGATGTTGCCCAGAACGGCTTTGACGTTTCAAACGTTCTTGCTGGTTCCGGTACTGAGATCACTGGCTACGGTGCTGGTTCTGGTACGTTCGGTGGACAGATTGCTGCCTTCCCAAACGCTAGTTCGGTAATGGGCTTCCAGCTTTCGGCTGGTGAGCGTCTAACTGGTACTGGTATCCCAGAGATGACCTTCCACATCGAGCAGGAAGCAGTCGTCGCAAACACCCGTAAGATGCGTGCTCTCTGGACCCTTGAGGCTTCTCAAGACCTTAAAGCATATCACAACCTCGACCTTGAGCGTGAACTTACTGACCTTCTTTCCAAGGAACTCCAACTAGAGATCGACCGTGAACTCATTGAAGACCTTAGAATGATTGCCTATGGTATCGTTGGCCGTAACCTCGGTGGCATTAACCAGAACCTAATGGATAACTCCTACATCAACATGGGTGGTGGAAGTGAGTTCCCAGGTATCGTAGACAAGGACAAGGCCGGAATTTTCGTTCCTGCTCAGTTCACCTACGACTTCAACGGTGCTCAAGGCACTGGCACCTCAACAGAACTAGGCTCTGCTACTGAAAGCTCCAACGTCTTCGTTGTTGATTTTAGCCAGAGTTCACTAGCACTCTACCCCCGTCACGTTGGCGAGGTCTACGCAAACCTTCTTGCCGTAATCAACCTTGCTTCACAAGACATCTATCGCACCACAATGCGAGGACCAGGCAACTGGCTCCTAACTTCTCCCCTCGTCGCTTCTCTCCTAGAGTCCGCTTCGAAGCTTGAAGGTGGAATAGCTCCCTCAGACGGTCCTTCCAACCTGGGGCAAAACTCGATTGAGTTCAAAGGTAAGTTCATGGGTCGCTACGATCTATACATCGACCCCATGTTCCCAACTGATGAGATCCTTATGGGATACAAAGGAAGTAACGCTATGGATTCTGGATACGTCTATGCTCCATACATCCCACTCCAGCAACTCCCAACGATTGTTGACCCAGAGACCTTCCAGCCAAGAAAAGGTCTCCTAACTCGCTACGGTAAGGTCATGATTCAACCAAACAACAGGTTCTATCGCGTCATCCGTATCATCGGTCCAACAGCCAACTATCTCTTCACACCATTCGCTAGAAACACTGCTGCCCTAGGTGGTGCTGTAAGCTAGACTAGGTAAAGAGAACCCAACATCTTGAAGAGGGCAATAATTCGTTATTGCTCTCTTTTTTTATTGTCGTTCTTCCCTAAGAGTCTATATAATATTAGAGCTATCTACTAAGGGGGTTTAATGTACAAATACAGAAGCAAGTGCCGATGGAATATGCTCCTACAGATAGACAGTAGGGTCATTGAAATTAGACCAGGGGAGTTCTTTCAATCTAAAGAAGAGATAGTCTCTAGATTCTTAGACCCAATCCTCCCTAAAAAACGTAAGAAGAAAGAATTAGATGGCAGCAGCAGCCCCAAGAGTAGACCCTAAGCTATTAGGATTCGGAGATACCTTTGGAACCTACGGTGGTAGGCTCCTTGGGGATACTGACATCTATGATACAGCTATTGATGGATCAAAGCTAGGTAGAAATACCTTCGACAATCCTATTGAGCTTAATAGATTCGAACAGGAGATTAGGGACTTCATCCTAGCTAGATTAGGACACCCTGTAGTTCGTGTTGAACTCACAGACTTCCAAGTAAAGATTGCGATGGATGAGGCTATTAGTAAGCTTGATTATCACGCACCTTTCTGGGCAACGCAGATAGCCTCATTCGCCACTTCTGCTGGTGTTGGGGCTTACATTTTACCCACACACATTGCTAACAACCTATCCTACGTTGTCTACAAGAAGAGTCTGCTCTCCATCCAGAACCAATCGGATACACTAGAGTTTGATTTCTTCATCAAGTACTTCCAAGACAACTTCCTATTCAGCAACTTCTCTGTGTCAGACTTCTACCTCCTACAGTCTCACCTAGAGATGACGAGGAAGCTACTCTCTCAGGAAGGCTCTTGGGACATCATCAATGGTAACATTCTAAACCTGGCTCCTACTCCTGTAGTGAGACAAGACGTTATCCTTATCTACAGGGGCCTCGACTCCTGTACTATGCATCCCTATTACCGCAACTGGATTCAGAGATCAGCTCTAGCCATTGCTAAAGGTATCCTTGGTGAGATCAGAGGCAAATACAAAACACTCCCTTCCCCTGGAGGTGGAGCACAACTCAACGGATCAGAACTAACAGCACAAAGTATTGCTGAACAAGAGAAGCTTCAGATTGAGTTACTAGAAGAGATTGAGGAACCCCCTGCCTTCTCAACATACTAATATGAAGAAAAACATTAACGAAAAAAGAGATGCTGCCAAAGTCTACGGTGGTGAAAACGGAGGAGCCAGAATGGTTGGTGGTGGAAAGACCGGTAATCCTACTTGGACTCCAGGTAAAAAGAAAGAGCCTAAAACTCCTAGGCAAAAAGAAGTAAACAGAAAACGCTCTAAGGAAAGACTTGCTCAGAGTAAAAAGGTCAGACCTAACCTCCCCGAAAGCTATATTGCTATGGGTAGAATCCTAGCTGAGATGATGGGACCATCAGACTCGGATGTAAAGAAGACAGCCAAGCAAGACACTAAGGAGAACAAGAGGAAGACCTCCCCAGAGGACCAAGAGTTCGCTGGTAAGGTAAAGAAGGCTATGGGTAAGAAGAAGGTAGGCCACGGTATTGATAACCTCAAGAGAGACATCAAAGCTGCTGGTCAGAAAGGTGTTGCTGCTGGTAACAAGCGTATGCAGGAAGAGGGTAAGACTGACATGGACCGAGCAAAGCGAGCCAACAAAGTTAAGGCTACCTTCAGGGCTGCACTAAACAAGCATAAGGGTGATAGTCAGGCAGCTAAGAAGGAAATTTACGCTGGTCAAGCTAAGGAGAAGGCAGATAAGGCAAAGAGCGCAAAGAACGAATCTTATGGCCCAGGCCATGATGCAGGTATGAAGGCTTCCAAAGGAGCTAAGAACAATAGGGAGCAGATCTCTTCCTATCTTAAGGCTAGGAAGGCTAAAGAAGGTAGAGCTAAAGGCTCCCTTGCTGATGTTAAGACCGGAACAGTAGGAACTACAAGAGCTAGCAAAGGTAACCCCAAGAGCTAATAGATGGCAAAGAAGAATTGGAAAGTAACAACTCAGCTACCTGAACTTCCTGACATTAATCAGGAGGAAAGCTTGCTTAATATGTTCGATCAGCAGAACGCTGATACCAATTTGTTCAACCTAGTAGACGAAGAAAACATTAGACTCTCAGGATCTAAGATGTACCTATACAAGTACTATCAGTCTGACGACTTTGATCCTGTGTACATGGAGTCCAGGGATAAGCCTATCTCTAAAGTACCCGTCATTGTTACAGGTCACTATGATCCTGTCTCACTGAGCGAGGAGCTTACCCAGTTCGGTATTGAAATTAAGAACGATCAACTCTTCACCTTCAACAAGAGTAGCATCGAACGAGCACTAGGCAGAGTAGTTATTCCAGGAGACTTGCTCAAGCCTGTGTTCCAAGACCAAGTGTACGAGATCTTCGAGGTCGTTGAAGATAGCTTTGAATCCTACGGTGTATATCACTTAGTTTGTTCAGCTAAACTCCTCAGAGATACACCCACCATTCAAGATACTCCTATTACTGATACCAGTGAAGAGGTTGGTGGTTATGCTGGGGGAGATGACCTTAACGTCTACTAATGCCAGGCGTAATCATACAAGGCTCCCCAGTAACTTGTGGGCACATCACTACAGGTAGTCCTACAGTCTTAGTTAATGGTGTAGGAGTAACGAGGGTAGGGATAGACACGGCAGGAGGTCTCATTGTAGGCCCAGGTGCCCCTACTGTATTGGTAGAGGGTTTTCCTGTTTCCCTCCCTAACGATAGCATTGTAGGACATGGGGATTCCCCCCACAATTCCCCTAAGACTATTGTAGGAAGCTTTAACGTAATAGTCGGTCCCTAAAAAAAGTTTCCCAAAAGCCCCTTAGCAAATCGTATATACTTACGGAGAAAGACCCCCATGAAACTAATCAAAAATGATAGCCTCCAAGCCTTTAGTGTCTACTTCATGACTGAAGAAGGTGCTAAGGAGAAGAGACTAAAGCCAGGTCAGAGTATCGTTGTCCCTGAGAACTACATCACAGAGCAACTAAGAACACTTCAGAGAAGAAGACTTTTCAAAATCACAAACGCATAGGAAATAACTGATGCCAAATTATTCAAGCCCAGGTGTATACACCGTTGAGAAGGACATCTCTGATTACACGCCTTCAATTAATACCTCTATTGTAGCTGTAGTAGGCTTTGCTGGCAAAGGTCCAACAAACGTCCCTACTCTCATTACAAGCCAGGCCAATCTAGTAAGAACCTTCGGGCAACCCACAGAGGATCTTGATGGTCAAGCTATTGAGGGTGCTCTAGAAATTCTAGAACAAACCAACCAACTCTACTTTGTTAGAGCCGCAGCTTCAACTGCTGTAGATGCTTCAGGCACAGTTTCCCTAGGTACCTGCCCTGCTCTGCTTGTATCCGGTTCCTCTAACTTCCGTAGGGGCTTTGGTATTCTCCATCCTCTCACTCTAAGAGTACAGAGCTTTGATAATGATGGCAATGCCCAGTATGCTGATAACAACGGTGCTGGAAAGGACTTCATTATCCCTGTTGGTACTCAGACGGAATCACAAGGGCGAGCTATTCACTCCATCGTTGGTGGTGATCTAGACGCTGATAAGGTTGGCTTTGAGTATGGTGCATATCCCAACGCTGGTCTCGGTCTATCCGGTATCCTCTTCGCACCTTACGCTGGTTCAGGAGCTTACCTAGAAGTATCAGCTTGTAGTTCAACAAGCTTTGATGCAGCCTTTGGAACCTCTGCTCTTAGACCAATGAACCCACTAAGCTCTACCAACGACACCTATGGCGTCTCAGGTACATTCACTTCAGCCTGTAGAGTATATGGTTCAACCTATCTTGCTACTGGTACGGACTCAGCTTCCTACCACCTTGAATCTCTTTACCCAGGTGAAGGATATAATGGGGGAACTAAGACTGATGGTAGTGTAAGTGGTAATGCTGTTAGGATCACTCCTCTAGGCAACCAAAACTTCAGTGTTGTTATTAATGAGAACGGCGCTGCCCAAGAGACCTTCAAGGCTAGTCTTATTGCCTCTGGCTCTTTCCTAGAAGATATCATCAACACTGGCCTAACCAACCTTACCTCTGAGATCATCAAAGGTAACTTGCTTAAAGATGGTGTTGACGCTACTGTTACTGCTGGTCCTACCTTCCTTGCCAGCCTAGCTGCTATTATGGGAGACACTAGTTTCCAATCTAGTACACAGTGGCTTGATCCTCAATCCAACCCAAATGGACAGGGCACCGCTGCTGCCCAGACAGGCACTACCGATTCTGGTGGTATCCTAAACAAGCTTGTTGAGCAGAATGCTACTAGCCTAGCTGGTGGTACTAATGGTACTGGAACAGAAGACGATAATGCTACAGCCCTTATTGGAGACTCTACTGTAGATCCTAAGACTGGTATGCAGTCCCTAGACGATCCAGTTCTCAACATTGGAATTGCTCTCGTCCCTGGAGTTCAAACTCAGTCAGTCCAGAACGCTCTGATTACTCTAGCTGAAACCACTCAAAACTTCCTAGCTCTTGTCTCTCCTCCATATGCAGTAGGTAACCCCCAAGCTGCAATCAACTGGACGAACGGTAAGGATGCTGCTAGAACCACAGCCATCAACAGTTCATACGCTGCTGTTCACTGGCCCTGGGTAAAGGTATTCAGTACCTTCGATAGCAAAGACCGTTGGTACGATCCATCCATCTTCGCTGCAAGACAGATGGCTTTCACTGACTCCATCGCAGATAGCTGGTTCGCTCCTGCTGGTTTCCAGAGAGGTCGCCTAACCAAGCCTTCTGAGGTTGAAGTAAAGCTTAACCAAGGAGACAGAGACTCCCTGTACAGTGGTGGTAACGTTGTTAACCCAATCGTTGCTTTCCCACAACAAGGTATCACTATCTTCGGTCAACGAACTACTCAGAGAGAGCCTACTGCTCTTGATAGAATTAACGTCAGACGCCTAATGATCTACATTAGAAAGATCATCCTACTATCCACTCAACGCTTCGTCTTCGAACCAAACGATGAGTTTACTTGGGCACAGATCGAAGGAGTTATGAACCCCTTCCTAGATGACATCCGTAGACGCAGAGGAATTTCCGAGTTCCGTGTTGTCTGTGATGAGACAACCAACACTCCTGTAAGGGTTGATAGAAACGAGCTATGGACTAAGGTAATTGTTAAGCCAACAAAGACTGCCGAGATCCTTGTATTCGAGATCAACCTAACTAATCAATCCGCTGACCTAGGAACCCTCTAGGGAATAAACAATGACAAATTCATACTACAAGAATAAGTACGGAAGAAACTTTACTCCGGGCCAAGGTCTGCCTGTAATTTCTACGGATCTAGATTCTGTAAGAGCTTATCAGTTTGAGATTCACTTCTTCGGTCTCCCCGAGGACATTACAAACTCAACTGACCTTACTCTAGCTGCTAAGAAAGTTACTGGTATCGAGATGGCGTCCGAAGCTATCAAGGTTCACAGAGTAAACGACACCGTGCATTACCCAGGCAGAGTTACCCCTGGTGATCTAAACGTCACCTTTGATAACCTCTACCTAAGAGAGACTGCTTCTGATCTATGGAGATACTTCAAGCATACTTACGATCCAATTACAGGTGAGATGACCAAGAGTTCTCAGCCTGGTGGTGGTGCTGGTTCTACATTCAAAGCCGACAAGGTAGAGATTGTACTCCTAGACAACACCCTCACCCCTCACTCAACAATTGAACTCTACGGTGTGTATCCCCACAAGTGGGCTGCTTCTGAGTTGAACTACTCAACTAATGATTTCCATACTCTCGAAGTTGGCTTCAAGTACGATTTCATGCAGCAGTACAACTACTCGAACCCCGAGTAGTAAGCTCTCTTAGAGTATCAATACCTTACTAGAGGGTAGGTATACATATGCCTGCCCTCTTTTTCTTTCTTCGCCTATAATAGAACATGGACTACTTCACCGAATTACTTGAGAGCTACAGAAAGATTAAGAAGCGCACCTTCAAGATTGAGTATCTCTCCGAGGAAGAGGCCAAGAAAGCCAAGAGCACAGCAGAGGAGAAGCCTGAACCCAAGACTTCTAAGAACTCTGCTAGTATTAAAGCCGCTGCTGAACAGTTAGCTAATGCTGCTTTGGCTAGTGCTCCACCGCTCCCATCCTCTGAGGCTATGAGCCAAGCTCTAGTCCTCCAGAACGTAAACGGAGAGGATAGTGGTGTCAAGATCTACAAGAACGCCTCTGGTGGTAAATCAGATGGTAACATTAGCGTCTTTGGGCTGGATGGCAAGCGAGGGTGGGCCCTCCTCAAGGCAGCAGACGGTTCTCTTAACGCTGAGGTTTTTGCCCTGCTCGTTCAAGCTCTTGGACAGGAGGCAGAGGGCGACCCCACCGAGACAGCCGCTAATCAAATCCTATCAGCAGAACAGGCTGCCATTGATGAGTTCAATGATAGGATAGAAAATACGATTGGTGGTGCATCCAAAGTAATCCTCAAAGCTAAGTACCTGAAAGAGGGGTACTTAGAAAGCCAAGCTCAACAGCTAGCAGAGCAAGAGTACAACGAAGACCCTGAAGCCTGGGTAGGTAAGGCTGAGAGAGGTTCCTATGGTAGACAGGTTCGTCTACTCCAGAAGTACATTGACGAGCAGATCAATACCTCAAACGATCCTGAACTCAAGAAGAGTTGGGAGAACATTGCAGCTAACCCTATCTCCTACCTTGCTGGTGGAGCTATCCAAAGCCTTGAGAGCAAGCTAGTTAATGGTAAGGGTATTTGCATCTCAGACACAGGAGATAAGAAAACCTGTGACCTAAGCAGAGGTGCTGCTCAAGATGCAGTAATATCTAATGAGTTCCTACTCTCCTTCCTACAGCCACCTGAGCCTGACCAGGATAGATGCTCTGATATCCAGAAGACTCTAGGTGTAGACGGCTTTGGTAGTAAGAAGAAGCTAGTCCTCTTTGGATCTAACCTCAATGATAGTGGCACCCCAACAGAGGGTGTTGTCATTACTCCCAACGCTCTACAGAAGTTTGCTCTGAGTAAGGTAGTGGAGGAGTGCCCCGAGAAGGGAGGCCAACTTGCTAACAACTCTCAGGATTCCTTTAATCTCAATCAGAAGAACGCTATTAAGGGTACGATCTATGAGGACGTACCTAACATTGCTTTCCTAATGAACAGTCTTAGAGAGTCTGATGACAAGGCACCTATCCGTGCTGCTCTCAAGAGCTTCCTTAATAAGATTCTAGTAGAGGATAAGATCCCCCTCCTAGAGTCTATCGCTCAGGACTCAGACTCCTTCTCCCTAGAATCCTATGCTGAACACAGAGAAGCTCTAGACCAGTTGGGTATTATTCAGAGCAAGCAGAGACTAGCAGCGTGGGTAATTCAGGAGTCCACAAACTTCAACAAGTTTCTAAAGCTACTTCCTAGCCAACCAGAAGGAGTAGTACACCTTGGTCTTAGCCCTAAGACAGGAGGCAGAGCAGACAATGGCCTTATCTATTCCGATGAAGCTAGTGCTAACGCTGCTGCTGAAGCAGTCGGAGCATCTGTAACTAAGACAAGCAAGGCAGAGCTACTAGCCAATGCTGGCTCTAAGCAGAAGGGTTCTCTAGAAACAAAGCTCAAGCTTGCTAAGGTAGGCTCCGGTGATATCTTCCTTATCCCATTCGGTCAGAAGAGGATGAACACCACAGGAAACACTAAGGCTGGAGAGATCAACAACTCAGAAGTCCTACAATCCTACTTCGAATCAAAGGATACAGGTAGTGTGGAGACTGGCTTCCTAGACAAGCTGGATGAGGCTGTCCCTGTCTCCCCAGAGGTCTCAAAGTATAACAAGGATATCGAGAAGTCCCTTAGACAATCCACCGATCATTTCACCGAGGTTAAGACCTACAGTTCAGTAACAGGGGAGACTAAGATTAAGGATCCTGCTCAAGTAAATAAGCTGTATGCTGATAAGCTTAAGGGTAGACTAGGGTTTGATGTCCTACAGGGATCTAACCTAGGTGCTCTGTTCTTTGACAAGGGTAAGCCAAGAGACTACGAAGACAAGATGGTGCAGCAGAGAATCAAAGAGGGTATCGCAAGGACATCTAGATTCAGCATCTATCGTAAGCACCTCACTGGGGATGAAGGAGCAGAGAAGAAGTCTATGGCTCAGACAGTCCTCATTAGAAACCTTCTCACCTGTGGGTACAACGTTCGTGACATGGCTCAAGTAAAGGCTACCAACGATGGTACGGTACAAGCCTGGTCACATAACTCTCCTATGGATAAGATCCTAAAGGCTCGTAAGTCTGGGACACTAGAGATTGCAATTGCCCCTGGTAGTAACACCGCTTACTTCAACATCGGAGGAAGAACAGTTATGTCTTTCTCCCAAGAGGGAACATGGTCTGGGTCAGCAGAGAATAAGGCTCGTAGGACTAGATCAGTTGCTTCCTTTATTGGTAGCTCAACCGAGAAGGAAAACCTCATTAAGGAATCAACAGAGCCTAAGAATGATTTCCAAGTCTTCCTACGAGGACAGCTTGAGTTGATTCAAACTCTCCTTAACTAAGGAAGAAGCTGTCAGGTTCCTTTAGTAGTTCATCGAACATACAGATGACGTAATCACCTTCTGGGGAACGAATCTCTAGAGTACCCTGGGCAACGGATAGGTAGATGCCAGAGGGTATGATAGCGAGGATGGGTCGATAGTCCTGCTTAAAGATCAACAAAGGTAGGAGTCCGCATTTGTCCGCATCTTTTCGACATTGTTTGATGAATCCCCAGAATTTACTACTATCATTATAGAGGCTATATAAGTTTTCCTCATTGTATCCTTTCTTACATTCAATACAAAACTTAAAGTCTTGAGGTATAATCAAGTCTCCATGTATCTTTAAGTGAGCGGGTAGGGTGTGGGTAGTAGCGAAAGCTCCTGAGCCTGGTGTCCTGGCGAACTCCTTAGTTCCCAGCCTTTCATTGAAGACCTTAGCCACATCATTTTCAAAGGTGCTCCCCTTCTTCTTACCGTTCTTCTTCTTTTTCTTTGTGAGCTTAGAAATATCGTAGTTGTCTTGCATAATTCTGATGGGTCATGCTATTATAGGCTACGAACGACATGAACACACCTATCCCAATCGATAATCCACCGTTTGAAGCAGATTCTATCAAGATCAATGTTCAGTCATGGAAGATCAAAATTAACGAACGCCGTAACAGCCGCATGAGACTACAAATTAACCTATCCAAAGACGAAGGACTTGCCTACAAGAACTTCGCTAGCATTTGCAAGCCCGATAATATCACTGATTCAGACTTCCTCAAGACAGTATTCGTTACTGGTATTGAAGCTCTGAACAACCAGCTATCAGAGATGGTACGCCAGTACGCTCTCGATAACCAAGAGGAGCTTGCGGCTTCTGGTATTACAGTTTCCCAAGGGAGAGATGGGGGCGTCACTCTAGGGGAAGTCTCCGGTGTCCCAGAGTCTACTCTAACCGAGGAGTAATCCTTATGTTTGTACCTCAGTACATTCAGAAAGAGAACGATCTAAATAAGATCCTTCGCAAACAAAAGCGAACCAAGGAACCCATCAACATTATCTTCGTCTCCCTTTGGGATGACATGAGCACTAAGCTAGAAGAGAGTATCAAAGAGACTTACGGTGAAACCTCAGAAGGTGAGCCTCTTTACATTGTGAACAGCTTTGACGTACCTCACAGTTTTGTGATCTACAATACTACAAAGCTTCCACACCTTGTACGTTTAAAGCGTGACAAGGTTGTGTCCGAAGACTACTACTCTAAGATTCAAGAGAATCTAGGACTATAATCATGGTATCCGATTCAAGGGATATGCCCGCGTGAAAGAACTAGAGAAGGATAACCGTAGTCTCCAAGGTAAGCTTAATTTAATTCTAGCTGTTGTGGATCAGGGCTGTAAGTAATCACGTTTCATCTTAGCTGAATAACCTTCGATCTTCTCATTGTACTTCTTATCTTTGGTATACATTAGCTTGAGATTATTTACGATGATAGTGGTGAAGTAGTTGAAAGCTGTTCCCTTCTTAGCTTTGAAGTTTTTTACGACCTTCAGTACCAAAGCGAAGCACTCTTGTTTTGCATCATCAGACGGTACTTTGAATCTAAATGAATCAACGATGTTTGTGATTAGGAGATCGATCAGCCCGACGAACTCATCTTCGTGAGTTTTTGGATCCTCTTGGTATGATAGGATGATCCGTTCGAACTCCTTGTTGTCAATGTAGTGCTTACCCATACAATATAATAGTATGTTGAACCTAGATAAACTCTACTCTAGCCATGATTTAGGTGGAGATGATGGTAAATGTTCCGGCTGCTCAATTCTGAAGCAGTCTAAACCTCGTCACTCTATCACAGATTACGATACCCTCCCAGAGAAAGAGATCCTGTTCGTATCTGATTCCTTTACGTGGACCGCTGGGAATGCTAATGCCTTTGGAGCTATTGAGCAGACAACTCTGAAGCAATTCATTCCCTTCCCTGAGGAGGAGTATACGTTTACTGCTTCTGTGAAATGTCCTAGTGTGAAAGAGGGGGATATGTCTCCTGAGAACATGAAGATTTGCAGGGGTCATTTGGATGAGACCATCCTTAAGGTAAAGCCTAAGCTGGTATTCCCCTGTGGCAACCTAGCTATGAAGATGCTCATTAAGAAGAGTGGTATTCAGAACAAAAGAGGGAAGTCTTTCCCCTTCACTACAGCTAATGGAGAGCATACCTGTACGGTAGTTCCCCTGTACCATCCTTGGTCTATCAGCCAAGAGCCTCGTCTCCACAAGATGTTCAAGGCTGACCTGATTAACAGCTATGAAAAGTTCATCCTCAACAAGACTAACTACGGCCCTCTCGAATACAGAGTAATCTACACGGAAGAGAAGCTAGAATACCTGGCTAAGTTCCTTGAGAATTACACTGATAAGATGGCAGTAGACCTTGAGACTACAGGACTGGACTTCCTTCAGGACTCCATCCAGACTATCTCCTTTACCCTTAGGGAAGGGACGTTCGTAGTACCTTGGAACCACAAGGACTCCCCCTTCAGAGAAGGAGAGGGCTCCCACGAAAAGCTCATCGATTGTATGACACGCATCCTGAGCAATCCTTTTAGTCGCAAGATGTATCACAACGTCAAGTTCGACTACAAGTTCCTCTACCATGCTGGTATCAAGACCGTAAAGATCTGGGACACCAAGCTAATGCACCACACTTACGATGAGGATATGCCCAACAGTCTAATGGACCTCGTTAAATTCTACTTCCCTAAAGAACTAGAGGAATTCTAGATGCTAACTATTCAGAACCCTAAGACATTCGACTGGGCAAATATGTCCCTAGCTGATTGTTGTGAGGGTAACGCAATGGATACTCACTTCACCTTCAAGCTCTACGAGTTGATGGAAGAGAAGATGATCGACTCCCCCGTATGGAAGTTCCTAGAAAATGTTGCCATGCCTTCTCTTGAGATTTTCGGAGAGATGGAGTATCATGGTGTTCACGTTAGTACAGAGAGGCTAGAGTCTGTAGGCAAGTTCCTCAACGATAGGAACAAAGACCTTGAGGATGCACTTCGTAAGTTCGATTTCATCTCTGAAGAAGACAACCTCTCCTCCAACGAAGCACTGAAGCAAATCTTCTATCTAAGGGAGGGAGCAATGGAGTTCTACCCACCTGATCGTACCAAAAAAGGAGAGCCTTCCTGCGCTGCTGCTACCTTCACACTTCTACTAACACAAATCAACGAAGAACTAGAACGTAGGGCATCATGAGTAAGTGGAAAGAAAGGCAACAGTCTAAGAAGATTAGTGCTGCTGTCATTACGGACAAGTCTACCAAGGAACTCAAGGTAGCTGCTAGCTTTATCAAAGAGCTTCTAGATCTGAAGAAGTCTCTGAAGCTACAAAAGACCTACATCGTAGGTACACGCGCTGCAATTGAGTACAATGGATACAACAAGATCTTCCTGGACTTCCGCTTTGAGGGTACTGCTACGGGTAGACTGTCCTGTGCATCGTACAATGCTAAGAAGCGCAAGGGAGTTTCCTTCCACACTCTACCCAGACCTGATGAGGATGACGACGAGGGTAGTAACCTAGCTTCAAACATTCGCAGCCTATTCATTCCACCTCCTACCTGGGATTTCATTACGGCTGACTATGCTACGATGGAACTGCGTATCCTGGCTCATATTGCTGGGGAAGAGAATATGCTCAAGGCTTTCCGTAGTGGGGAAGACCTTCACTCGTACACAGCTAGACTAGTATTCGGTAAGGAGAAGATCTCCAAGTTCGAACGACAGCTTGCCAAGGCTGTATCGTTCCTAATTGTATATGGTGGTGGCCCATTCAACCTAAGTGAGACTATGGGTATTCCTATGCGTCGAGCCGAGGAGATCATTGGAGCGTATCAGACTGTCTACCCTAAGGTCTTCTCTTACATGGACAAGGTAAACGACTCCACTAAGATGAGAGGATATGCTGAGTCCATCTTTGGTCGTAGGAGACACCTACCCAACGTAAACAGTAAAGACCTTAAGCTAGTCAACAGAGCCCTCCGACAAGGACTAAACTTCACTGTCCAGAGCCCTGCCTCGGACGTTCTACTCTGTGCTGTCATTGGTATCACTCAAGAGTTTAAGGAACGAGAGATGGAAGCTAGGGTAGTAGCAACAGTCCATGACTCCATCGAAGTTGTCTCCCCTTCCTGGGAAACCAGAGAGGCTGCACTCATTGTCAAGAATGAAATGGAACAATACCCTGTGCTAAGAGAACGTATGGGCATGGAATTTAGCGTGCCCCTAGTTGCTGACATTGAGGTAGGGGATTCATTCGGAACAGGAAAGAAACTAGAACTATGATTGACCTAATCGAACACACCCCTAATGGAGACGCGCTTGTTGTTAACGCAGCAAGAGCATCCTTTAACAAGCAGATCCCTGAAGTAGACGAAAAGGATATTAAGCTCCTAAACTATCTCGCAAAACATAAGCACGTTCTTCCTTTCCGACACCCTCATGTTACCTTCAGGGTAACCATGCCCATCTTTGTTGCTCGTCAACTAGGTAAGCATCAGGTGGGTATGAGTATGTCTGAAATGTCTAGACGATACGTTACCACTGAACCGGAGTTCTTTATTCCCGAAACGTTTAGGAAGGCTGCTGAGAATGTGAAGCAGGGAAGTTCTTCCGATAGTGTTGATTCCCCTTGTATGGTTACGGAGGAGGTGGATGAAGTGAACCGCCATGCTTTAGAGACCTACAAGTTTCTACTTGATAAGGGTGTGTGTCCTGAACAGGCTAGAATGGTTCTTCCTCAGTCCATGCTTACCACTGTCGTCTGGACAGGTTCCCTCCTCTCTTGGTTCCATATGTACAAGCTTAGGACAGATTCCCACACTCAATTAGAGACACAGGAGTATGCAAATACAATTGGAGAATACCTGGCCGACCTTTATCCTCATAGCTGGGCTGCATTATGCAAACACCTACTATAATAACTAAAGCGAAGACTTTCTCTATCTCCATTTGGAGATGGGCTAAGTCTGGATTTCTTACTTCACAAGAACTACATTGTGACCGCATGAAAACCTGTGTCCTCTGCCCTAAGTACTCTGAAGGAGTTTGCTTAGAGTGCGGTTGTCTACTAACGCTTAAGACTAGAATGCGTACCGAGGATTGCCCCCTAAATAAATGGAAAGACTAATCATCGGAGACACTCACCTGGAAGACAAGTATGAAGGTCTTCTAGTAGCTCAATGTGAGGCTCTCATTAAAATCTATGACGAAGCTCTCAAGGCCCACCCAGAACTGGAAGAGGTGGTCTTTATGGGAGACCTTACGATGCATAGACGCCCTTCTCCTAAGGTTCTCCTTTGGCTGAAGCAGGTTATCGATCATATGTCCCGTCATAGTCGTGTTGTCATGCTTAGAGGCAACCATGATAGTCAGACTAAAGCTGACGATGGGGTCACCGCTCTAAGTCTATTTGATAGTGAGATGGTTAAGACCTACACTCACACTGAACAACACGATGAAACAAAATCCTACTACATCCCTCACTATGAAGACGAAGAAGCTATTAAAACTGATCTTGCTGCCTGCCCTAAGGACTATGCAATCTTTGGTCACTTTGGGTATTTCGGTGCTCTTAATTCTGCTGGCGATAACGACTTCAGTATTGCTGTTGACGATTTCCCTTCCAATAGTGTTGTGGGACACATTCACACTTACGGTCAAACAGATACTAAACGAGGACACAAACTCATCCGTTTAGGTACTCCCTATCCTACCTCTTTCTCGGAGGGAAGGAAGGACAGCTTCTATGGAATCCTCTCTCAGACAGAAGAGGATCCCTACAGCATGAGTATATACCCCGTATCTTTCGGGCCAAGATTCCTCACCGTTGCCTATGATACAGTGGGGGATAACCTAGAGTTTATCAACGACCCCCACTATTTTACTATCCTAAGGATTGTGTTTGATACACTGGAAGAAGTCCCACCTCTGTCAGAGATCCTAGAGGGAGTGAACGTCCATTACGTTGAGACTAAGTTCAAACCTCTAGTAGATACAAAGGAAGAGTTCGTGACTACAAGTACTGAGGATCCTATTACGGAACTCACTGACGAGATCATCGATTCGTATATCAATTGCAGCAATACGTCAATTTCGAAACAGACATTGCTGGACTCACTACAAATCATCTATGAGAATCAACAAGGTAGAGATCAATAATTTCTACTCCTTCCAAAAAGCATCTGTAAACTTCGACAAGTACGAGGGCCTTGTATTAATCGAGGGTGAGAACAGAGACTCCAACTGTAGTGTTGGGTCCGGTAAGAGTGCTATCTTTGAAGCAGTAACTTACGGTCTCTTCGGAAACACTATCCGTAAATCTAACGAACCTTCCCTGGTCAATGCACAGAAGGGAAAGAAACTAATGGTTCGTCTAACGGTTAACGATAACTTTGTAATTGAGAGAGGTAGAAGACCCACTACCCTGTCTGTTTATCTCAACGGAAAGAACTGCACCAAGGAGAATGCTAGGGCAACTCAGAAGTTCATTGAGGAGCGCCTGAATACAAACTACAAGGTGTTCCTAGCCTCTACGGTATTCGGACAGCAGAATAGTATGGACTTCCTCTCGGCTTCCCCAGACGATAAGAGGTTGATGCTCAGGAACTTCCTCAACCTAGATGCCCTCTTTGATCTAAGGGAATCTGTCAAGTATCTCAAGTCTCAGTACTCACAGAAGATCAAGGCTATCAATGCTCTAATTGATGAGGCCAACAAACAGAAGAAGGAACACGGCCAGAAGATCGAGGAGGCCCGCCTGTTAAAGACTAATATTTCAGACGAGCTTAGTGAGGATGCCCTAAACTATACCTTGGATAGTATCCTTGAAGCTGAGGAATTCAATAGACAGAACGATAAAGCTATTGCTCAATTTACTTTAGAGGTTCAACGAAAGAACAAGGAGTGCTTGTCTCTTGCTAGAAGAGAGGAGACCTGTAGCAAGTGTGGTAGTCCTGTCGAGTACGATGAGGCTGTAGTGACGGGTCAAATTAAAAAACTCAAGCAGGAAAGCTCAAAGCTAGAGAAAAAGATCTCACAGATTCAGGAAGATACAATGGAAGTTCCTGTCTCCTCTAGGGACTACAACAAGCTTGCTAAGTACAATGAGCTTACTAGTAACCAAGAACTCTATGCGAAGCTACTCCAAGAGTGCAAAGACAAGATCGATGCTTGGGACAAAGAGACTCAGGAACTCAACACTCAATACGAGATCATGCGGTTCTGGGAAAAAGCATTCTCTGAATCAGGACTCGTCAAGTACATTATTCGTAACGTTCTAGACTTCCTCAACACCAAAGTAAATTACTACCTGTCGTACCTATCACAGGGAAGATTTGTTTTGAAGTTCGATGAAGAAATGAAGGAGACGATCTATAATAACCATGTCGAGACCAGTTATATCTCCCTCTCAGGAGGCGAGAAGAAGAAAGTAAATCTATCAGTCATGCTAGGTCTACAGCATATCTTATCTCTTTCTAGGAACAGTGAAACGAACCTAGTATTTCTTGATGAGATTGCTGAATCTTTAGACACCGATGGAATGGAAGGCCTATATACACTACTACTGGAACTGAAGAAAGACAAGACTTTGTTCCTAATTACGCACAATACTTACCTTAAATCCTTAATGGAATCAGCAAAAGTGATTAGGGTAATCAAAAAGAAAGGCATATCAACAATAGCATGAGCATTAAGACACTGGATCCAATAGGACAAGAGATTTTCGAGCAGCGTTACGCATACCCAGGGGAAACTAAGTGGGGAGAGAGAGCCAAAGTAATTGCTCGAACAGTAGCAACAGCAGAGACAGATGAGAACAAAGAGAAAGTAGAGAAGCTGTTCTACAATGTCATTAGCTCAGGTGATCTAATTCCTGGGGGAAGGATCATCTACGGTGCTGGTAGGAACCAGGGCAAGCACAACCTACTTAACTGTTACGTCATTGTTCCTGAGGACACAGTTGATTCCATTGGCAAGACAGTCCAAGATATGTATAAGATTTCCTGCGCTGGTGGAGGCGTAGGTTTCAACGTCTCTAAGATTCGTCCTAGAGGTGACGACATTGGTAGCGTATCTAATTCTGCTCCGGGCTCTGTCTCTGTCCTCAAGATGATAAACGAGGTAGGAGAGCACGTTAGAGCAGGCGGGGACAGACGCACCGCTCTCATGGGTATCCTAAACATTACCCACCCAGACCTACTAGACTTCCTTCGTGTCAAACTAGAAGAGGGCCATCTAAACAACTTTAACATCTCTGTAGCAATTACAGATCGATTCCTAGAGGCTGTTGAGTATGGAGAAGACTGGTACTTCACCTTCAACAACAAGGAGTACCATCGTTATTCTCTTACTGCTGTCAATGCGAAGAAGGAAACTAGAGAGCTATATGTTATCGGTCTTGATGAGCAAGATGTAATTAAGAGAGCAGAAGCATTCCACAAGGAGAGTTGGGAGGAACATTTCAGTAACGTTTCCCTTGCTCCTATCAAGGCCAAAGACCTGTGGGATATCATCTGGCAAAACTCAGTAGAGTCTGGAGACCCCGGCATCTACAACATTGATCTAGCTAACAAGTACACTAACTGCTCCTACTTTGAGGATCTAGACAGCACCAATCCCTGTGGTGAAATCTCTCTCCCTTCCTATGGTAACTGCTGCTTGGCAAATGTTAACCTAGACAACATGGTTCTTGAGGATGGAACAGATATTGATTGGAAACGTCTAGCTAAATCAGTAAGAGCAGGAATTCGATTCCTAGACAACGTACTAACCATCAACACCTTCCCAACTCCTGAGTGCAAGACTGTTGGAGAAAGATCAAGACGCATTGGCCTGGGTGTTACTGGATTCCACTACGCTCTGATTCGTCTGGGCCTCACCTATGGAAGTGAGAAGTGCCTTGAGTTCTCGGAGAGACTCTTCTCTACCATTCGTGATGAGGCATACAAAATGTCCATCTACCTAGCAAGAGACAAGAAGCCTTTCCCTGAGTTTGATTACAAGAAGTACCTGAATGAGGAGTTTGCTAAGGCCCTTCCTGCTAGGATCCGAATGCTTATCAAGCGTCACGGTATTAGGAATGCAGTCATGCTTACTATCCCACCTTGCGGGACTATCAGTATGCTCCACGGAGTATCCAGCGGAATCGAACCTATCTTTTCTGCGATGTATAACAGACGCTACCGTCAAGGTACTGTTTGGAAGTCCTTACTGGTGGTAGATCCTCTCTTCAAGAAATTCTACAATGAAAAAAGACCCCTTGATAACTTCGTTGGAGCCTACGACATCACCCCTGAAGACCATATCAGAGTCCAGGCGACTATTCAAAAGTACATCGACTCCTGTATCTCTAAGACAATCAATCTACCTGCAACTGCTGAGGCTAATGAGTTCTCTAAAGCAGCGTTGGACTATGCTCCTTACCTTAAAGGACTAACAGTGTACAGAGCAGGCAGCAAAGGGAACGAACCCCTTGAAGCAATCCCACTAACCCAAGAGAACATTACCCTATACATGGACAGCCCGGAACTAATAGCTACTGTTCAATCAGGCGATGCTTGTTCCCTAGAAGGAGGTGAGTGCTAATGAGTAAAGAAGAAAAGAAAGAAGAGATTAAGCAGAGGATCGAGATTGCTGAGGATATTATTGACCATTTCAATACTGAAGTAAGCGGTCTTCGTGTTGAACTTAGGGAGATTGAAAAACTACCTGATGCAGACTGTCCCTACTGGGAGGAATAATGGCAACATATCAATGGCAATGTAGAGTTTGTGATGTAGGCTGGGATAAAGATTACGACCTAGGGAAAGCCCCTGGCAAGACACGCTGCCCAGAGTGCAACAAACTAAGTGAACGATACTACGGTGAACTAAACTTCTCCTTTAAGGATGACGGTCAGGGGAACGGTGGTAAAGGAGCAAGTGATTTCTATTCAGTTAGACAACGCTATAAGAAGCACGCTGCTAAGGGATTTGATAAGGACTCCGCTAACAGATTCCTAAACGGTAGCATTGAGAATACCAAGGACCGTATGAATAACGAAGGCTTCCGTTACAAGAGCGCCAATTTCAATTGGAAGAAGATGGAAGAGGACGGTAAGGTAAAGAAGCTATCTCCTAAGGATTCTGCGGATAAGCTAGACCGTGCTAAAAAACTGACTGAAGATGCCTATAATGTTGCAAACAGGATGGGCTACAAGGACATCGGCAAAGATAAACTAGACATAACTAAACCTCTAAAACAACAGTAAGAATGACATACCAATTTAGTGAGAACCTACAGCGAGGAATCCTGTATCTTCTCAAATCTGACAGGGACTTTTACCTACAGATTGTAAGTCTAATCCAACCAGATTACTTTGAGTTCCCTGCTCACACAGAAATCTTCAACACCGTTAACGAATACTACTCCGAGTATACTAAACTCCCTAACGATGAGTTCATCCTAGAGAACGTTAAGTCTAAGCTCAGTCCCAAGGAAAGGATCTCAGATTACGAAGACGAGCTTCACCTCATCAACAAGATTGATAAGAGTACGATCAGCAACCCTGAGTACTTCATGGATATCGTTGAACGCTTTGCTAAGAAAGAGGCCATGAAGCAAGCCATTGCTGACAGCATCGGACTCATCAAAGAGGATAGGGTTGAAGAAGTAGAGGACCTTGTGCGTAAGGCTCTCCTCATCAACAGGGACATTGATTTTGGTCTGACGTATTTCGATACCCTACTAGACAGGTGGGATCGGACCTTCAATGCGGTGAAAAGGAAGGTATACCCAGCAGCATTTAAGGGGATTAACAATGGACTAGAGACAGGAGGGCTCGCAGCCAAGGAGCTAGCTATGGTCATTGCTCCCCCAGGCGTGGGCAAATCAGTATTCCTGGTGAATCAGGGCGTGCGCTCTATGATGGATGGGGAGTCCGTGCTCTATGTCTCCTGCGAGATGAGCGAGGATAAGATTGCACAGAGATTCGATTCTGTCATGACCCTTATTCCACAGAAGAAACTGAAGGAACCAGCCAACCACATATCAGTTAAAGAGCGTCTGGATATGTTCAAGACTGAGTTCCCAGGTAGTGACCTAGTAATTAAGGAGTTCCCTACAGGTACAGCAACAGTGAACACTATTCGTGCTCTGCTAGTACAACTCAAGAACTATTCAGACTTCGTGCCCACAGTAATCATCATCGATTACCTTGAACTATTACGTTCCGTAAGGGACATTCAGCAAGAGCACCTTGCACAACAGAGAATCGCAGAAGAGATCCGAGCTATTGCAGTCGAGTTTAATCTTCTCGTATGGACTGCTACACAAACCAACCGACTAGGAAAACAAGTAAGAGTAATTACTGACTCAGAATTAGGTGACTCGTATGGCAAGATTAGAACTTGCGACTACGCATTCTCCCTCAACCAAACCGAGGAAGAGTTCGATACAAACATCATGCGGGGCTACGTTGTAAAAAACAGAAATGGAAAAACTAGATACACATTCCCTATTGGAATCGATTACAGCACGCTTAGAATGCAAGACAACTATGAAGAATCACTTGATCGAGAAGCTTAAGACACAGAAGATCAGCACTGTGAATGCAGGGTATAGAAACTATTCTCTGAAGATGTCCCCCCATATCTTGCATCACAATGATGAGTGTCTCGGTCTAACAGATTTCGAATCTGGAGAAATTACACTAAATAGTAAGATGGCACCTGAGGTCTTCCGAGAAACCTTGATCCATGAATTGACCCACCTTGTTCTAGAGATGGGAGGTCTGGGTGGAGACGAGAAGACAGACAAGGTGCTGCCCATGACAAACGAATCGATGACAGTTCAGATTAGCAGAGGCTTGATGCTCCTGATTAGATTGAACCCCGAACTGTTTGAGATCATCCTGAGTAACGAATGAAAGACCTACAACTAAAAGATATCTTCCCAAAGAAAACCAACAAGATTACGAGAGTAAGTATCAAGTACTTCGGTCGCTGGACCTTTGCTACCCCCACCCAGACCCTTCTGGTACGTCAGACTGAAGGACAGAACTACTTTAGAATGACATCTGAGTTTGGTGTACTAAGAGAGGGAGCCAATGATCCTAGTCGAACTACTGATAGAGGCTTGGCTGGAGACTATCTAGTCCAGAGTAATGATGGCACCTTCTTTGTGCTATTGAAGCAGTCTTATGACACAAACTTCCCTAAGCCTATCACTACCCCTAAAATCCAGAATCCTACGTCTTCTAAGGCATTAAAAAACAAGAACTTCTACACGAATATTGTGAAGGATTCCCCTAACTAAGCTATAATAGTACATGGAAACCACTCCCCTAGTTGAAGTTGATATCCTAGATGGACTTACCTGGCTGGACTTTGCAGAAATTGTAAACAAGCTAGTGCAGTTCGAAGAGGGCAACATCGAAAACGAAATGAGACAGCAGGGCTCAATCTATTCCTACTACTATGGTCTAATGAGTGTAGCAAAGAGCCAAGCTGACGCGGCTGAACGAACACGGGATCGTTTAGCAGCTACAGTCCGCACAAAGGCACGCGAAGAGAACAGGTTCAAGAAGCTAACAGCTAAAGACCTAGACGATCTTGTCCTCATAAACGATGATGTCTCTGATCTGGAAAATGAACTCACACAAGCAACTCTTAAGTACGATATGCTTAAGGGGCTAGTCAGAGCACTAGAACACAAGAAGGATTGCATGGTGCAGATCTCTTCAAACAAACGAGCAGAAACTAAACTCTACCAATAACCACCAACAAAAAACATAACATGGCTATCGATCTCGACGCACTCCGTAAGAAGCACGAACAACTCAGCAACTCCGGTAAGAAATCCGACGACTTCATTAACAATTTTGTGAAGTTGGAAGATGGAGATAATCTCCTTCGCATCCTTCCTCCTAAGGAAGACGACCAAGAGTTTTATGCGGAGACTAAGATCCACCGCGTACCCACGGGAGAAGAGGATAATGTCCGCAACTTCCACTGTCGTAGAGTTCAGGATGAGGCGTGTCCTCTCTGCGATCTTTACTTTGCTCTCTGGAAGACAGGCCGCAAGGAAGACGAGGCTCTTGCCCGTACAATTAAGCCTCGCTCACGTTACTACATGAACGTCATCGACCGTGCCTCTGGTGAGGTTAAGATTCTTTCTGTAGGCGTCATCCTATTCAAGAAGATCACAGGTGCTATCCTTGATCCTGATTACGGAGATATCACTGACCTTAAGACTGGTCACGATTTCAAAATCCATAAGGAGATGGAAGGAGGCTGGCCCAAGTACGATCAGTCTGCTCCCCGTCCTAAGAGTACCCCTACTGGCAAGCCAAAAGAGGTTGCCGAAGCACTGGATACCCTTCACGATATTTATGCTCTCGTCAAGCACGAAGAGTACGATACAATTAAAGAGGCTGCTTCTGGTCTCATGGGACTAGATATCGAACCCAAGGAAGACACCGAGGAAGAAGAGACTACCTCGGAAGACTATCTAGACAAACTAAAAAGCTAGTATGAACAACAAGACAGTTATTACATTCGCACTGTGTATTTTCTTAGGACTGGTTGGAGCGTGTAGTACGCTTGCTTCAATCTTCGGAGAAGACACAGTGGTTACGACGGTAGATCAAGTAGAGGAGGGTGGCGAGTATGCTGTCATTCCTGTCGAGCAACTACCCGAAAGTCTACGAGCAGGTATCCCAGAAGGATCAGTCGTAGTTGTTACCGGAAAGGAAGACCTAAAGCCTAACGCTACCTACGTTCCAACCTCTGAGGTTCCAGACGATCTAGGTAGAGAGGGTATCGTTAAGACCCTGTTCGGAATTGGCTCTACGTTTATCCCAGGGCTTGCAGCTTGGGAGGGTGTAGGACTGCTTTTGAGTAAGCGTAAACGGAAACACTACGCTAAGGCAATCAAGTCTGCTGTTCCTATGGATAAGAAAGTAGATTTGGGTCAGGCTGTGGTCTCCCTTGCTGCTGCTCTAGGTTTCCTGCACTCAAGTAAGGAAACAGAAGACGTTTTTGAAGGCGAGGCCCATGTTGAAGATAACACCGGCTATACAACAGGGTTCTCCCATAAAGAAACTGCTGGATCTCCTCACATCTTAGAGGAATAACTCTTCCTCTTTTAAATGAAGCCACCTTTCTCCACTATAAGAGAAAGGTGGCTTCTATTATAATACAACTATGGATGTTATAAACAGAGACACTAATTGGGAGACGCAACAAGGATGGCCTGGTCTTGGAAGAAAGCTAAGGATTCTATGCGTACCTGCTAACGAAGGGGGTTGTGCTTATTACAGGATCATTGATCCATATAAGAAGCTCCTACAGCTATACCCCGATGTTGTAGATGTCAGGTTCAACATGAATCCTCTCGGCATTGAAGATAACACAGGTAACTGGAAGCCTGATTGGCAATTCGATGACATGAAGTGGGCTGATGTAGTCTTCACCCAGAACCTCTCAAACTATGGAGGTAACTACACGGCTCGTATCATCGGTAAGGCCAAGGAGTTTGGTAAGTTCGCTCTCTATGATACTGATGATCTCCTAACAAACATCTACGAAGGCCACCGTCTTTACGGTGTCTATAAAGAGAAGGGTCTAGAAGAGATCACCAAGTTCATCTATAGTCACTCTGATCTAGTCACAGTAACGCAGAGCAAATTTGCTGAGAGAGTTAAGCCATACTGCACCAAGGCTTTAGCAGTCGTCAAGAACGCTGTTGATTATAACCTTCCCTGTTGGAATATGCAGAGGATTGGTAAGCCTAAGAAGAAGTTCACTAGGTTCGGATGGGCTGGAGGAATCCACCATGAGCAAGACCTACGACACTTCGCAGGAGTACCACAGTTCGTTAATCAGAGAGCCGGTAAGGAGAATGTCCGATGGGACTTCTACGGACACCCTCCAAAGGGAATGGCTAAGGATGATTGGCAAGTTGATGTCTGGAGGAAGTATGTCAAGATTCTAATGCAGGGCTTTAAGGGACAGCCAAACTGGAGTGTCCACCATGCTCTGCCCCCTGATCGTTACGGTGTCTTCTATAGTAACATGGACATTGCTCTTGCCCCACTAGAGGACAACGAGTTCAACGATTCCAAGTCTGAGATCAAGGTAGCTGAATGTGGGCGCTATGGGGTTCCCCTAATTGCATCCAACGTAGGTTGCTATGACGAGTGGATCAAAGATGGAGAGACAGGATTCCTAATTGACCCCAAGAAAGGATCTAAGGATTGGGTAAGAGTTCTCACCAAGGTAGCTAATGATCCTGACCTAGTAGCAAGAATGGGGGCTAACCTCCATGAGATCACCAACAAGAACTTCGATCTAAACAAAGTAGTAAGCCACAGACTCGATCTGCTTCTAACTGTAATGCAAAATGAAAAAAAAGATCAACCTAGTTAGTGGATGGTCTGCTCCTGGCGGCAGTACCCAGCACCACATTAACCTAACTAATTTACTAAATGATGAAGGGTATGATTGCACCTTCTACGGTCCTCAAAAGTATCACCTAGATAAGTGCAAGGCTGATTCCCTAGAAAGGTACAGGAACGATAGTGATGTAGTCATCGGGCACTTCCTCAACCTACCCAGCCAATTTGTTAATGACAAGAAGTTTATCCTTAGCTGCCATGAGTCTGATCTGTTCTCCTTTAAGAGCATCGATACCGCTCACGTTGATACCATTCAATTCGTAAGTTTCTTCCAAGCGGGCTGGTACTCTAAAGAGCTAGCAGAATTGGGATTGGATAACTGGAGGATCATTCCTCCCGTTGTTGAGGGCTTCTCTTACGTTAGACCAGACAACAATATCGCTGGTGTTGTTGGTAGTATTGATAGCCACAAGAGACCCCATCAAAGTATCGATAGAGCAATCGCTGAGGGTATGAAGAAGGTAATGCTATTCGGAGACGTTACTGATCTCAACTACTTCACTACTCATATCCAACCCCTAATTGATAAGGGTACTGTTGGTTTAGCAGGACACATTGACTCGAAAGAAGAGATGTACAATTCTGTTGATAAAGTGTATCACGATTCCAAAAGGGAAACTTATGGTCTTGTCGCTGCTGAGTGCATTGCCAACGGTGTTCCCTTCTCAGGGGGGGAATCCTTTATAGTCCCTGTAGTAGAAAGCAAAGATCAAATATTAGATAAATGGATTTCACTTTTAGAATCATAACCCCCGTCTATAACGCAGAACAGTGGATTGGCAAGTGCATCCGATCAGTTCTGGAACAGAAGGACGAGAACTTCACGCAAATCATTATTGACGATGGCTCAACTGACGATACCCTAGAGATGGCATACGATATTGCCCAAGGAGATCCTAGAATCATCATCATCCCAGGCCATGAGAATAGGGGCGTAATGCACAGTCACCTACTAGGCCACAACTTCTTTCAGAATGAGAGTCCTGAAGATGTCTTCGTTCACCTAGACGGAGACGACTGGCTGATTGATAGAAACGTCCTAGCCTTTGTTAGAGGGGTGTATACCGAACACAATGTCTGGACAACTTACGGGAACTACGAAGCAACTGATGGTAGCCCTAGCATTGTTCGTCCTTGGGCTGGCCATATTAGGCCCGATGCTATTATGAACGGATGGCCGTTTTCCCATCTCCGCACCTTTAAAAAGTTTCTATGGGATCAGCTTGAGGTCGAGGACTTCCTAGACTGTAATGGGGTAGCGTACACGGCAGCCTGCGATACTGCTATCATGTGCCCAATTTTGGAGCTAGCGGAAGGCCATGTAGGTCAGATTAATGTTCCACTCTATGTCTACAATAGAGGAAATCCTCTAAATGAGGATAAATCGGCTCTGAGTGAACAAGTCCGCTGTGCTCTTGACGTAGCTGCCAAAAAGTCAAAGGAAAAATATAACAAATGAACTGTCTACACATCATTTTCTCTAAAGACCGTGCCCTCCAACTCAAGGCTCAACTCGACTCAATCAGAATGTTCGTCAGGGGGAGCATTAAGCACGTTGTACTTTGGACTTCCTCCCCGGAGCACTCTGAGTCATATTCCAAAGTAATTTCCGAATATCCTGATTTCCTGTTTATCAAGGAAAAGGACTTCAAACTGAATGTTCAGTCTTTGCTTTATTGTGCTTCAGAACCATATGTCTTTTTTACGCCCGATGATGGTCTATTCATCAGAAAAGTAGATATCGATGATTTGGCTACCCCGGCCATTATTAGAGATTTCATCGTAAGCCTTCGACTAGGAGACCACCTGACTAAATCCCACCCAGTAGGCAACAAAGACCAAGCCCTACCTCTATTCTCCCATAGGGAAATCTTTGATGATGGTAACCTAACCTTTGATTGGAACGAAGGCGTCTTTGATTGGGGTTATCCTCTAGCCCTGGATGGTCATATCTTCGATAGACGACAAATGCTAGGTTGGTTGTGTTTGCTACAGTTTAGGTCTCCAACCTCTCTTGAGATCCAACTACAGCAATTCAAGGCCCTACACTTCAAGAAGGGCCTATGCAAAACTAGCTCCTCCTTTGTTAGCCTTCCCTGGAATGCTGTAACAGATGAGATCGCTAACCTAAATGGGGGCACTGGAACTGATGTATTCCTTTCCGCCTTTGAAGACGGCAAGAAAATTGCCACAGATCATATTTACGGAAGCCTACCAGTTTCCTGCCATCAAGAGTATCCTCTGGAATTCGTTAAATGAAACTATTAGTATTGGGAAGTGAGGGACAGATTGGAGGACACCTTTGTAGTTTCCTTGAGAAGAAAGGGCACGAAGTAGATCGCCTGGATATCGTTCTAACACCTAACGATGATCTTAGATACCGTGTAAACTCCGATGCCATCTACGAGAGAATGTATGAAGCAGATTACGTCTTCTTCCTGGCCTTCGATGTTGGGGGTAGTTCCTACCTTAAGAAGTATGAGGGGTCTCCTTCCTTTATACTGAGTAACCTGGCTCTAATGCATGAGACCTTCCAGTCGCTCCAAGATTCCAAGACCCCTTTCATGTTTGCCTCTAGTCAGATGGCTGATATGCCCTACTCTTCTTATGGTACTCTCAAGCGTGCAGGGGAGTTCCTCACTAAAGCTCTAGACCAGACTACTGTTCGCTTCTGGAACGTATACGGTATTGAGAAGGATATAGAGAAGGCTCACGTTATTACGGACTTCATCAACGAAGCTATCTCTACCAAGAAGATCGAGTGTAAGACTTCCGGCTATGAGGAACGCCAATTCCTTTACGCTGATGATGCCTGTGAGGCAATGTACACTCTGATGGAGAAGAAGCTCAAGGGCAGCTTTGATATCTCCTCTTTCAAGTGGACTAGGATCATCGATATTGCTATGCTCATCGGAGATAAGATGGAAGTAATGGTACTGGCTAACCCTGATGTTGGAGACGAAGTACAGAAAGACGCTAAAGTAGATCCAAAAGAGGATATCCTGGAACACTGGGTTCCTAAGGTCAAGCTGGAGGTAGGCATTAACCGTATCATCAAGGAGTACAAGTCGTGGATCTAGAAGTAAACCTAATCGGCAACACGTTCGCCCACCACACAGAGCCCTTCTCCAGCACCCACGGAAAAGGCTCTAAGTTCATTACCTGGAAGAAGGACAATAGTGCAGGCATCAGCCTTCACGTTGACGATGGGCTATTTCAAGAAGGCCCCCTTCATGTTAAGCCTGAGAATCGATATGGCTGGCTCTTGGAGGCTGAGAGTATTACCCCACAATTCTACTCCAACGCCCCTCGCGTATTAGACAGGTATAACAAAATCTTCACATCCAACGAGTCTCTGCTACGACTAGACTCTAGGTTCGTTGGACCAATCCCTCTTGGCATGATCTGGATTAAAGAGCCTAAGATCCACGTTAAGACCAAGAGAATTTCCATGATCTCGTCTAACAAGGCTATGGTCCCTGGACATCTCTATCGCCTATACTGGGCAGAGAAGCTGAAAAATCAGGTTGATATGTTCGGAAGAGGCTTCAATGAGATTGATAGTAAGGAAGAAGGACTCAATGAGTATATGTTCTCTGTAGCTATTGAGAACTGTGGCTTCGGTATGACATCTAAGAACTACTTCACTGAGAAGATTCTAGACTGCTTTGCAACAGGTACTATTCCTGTTTATTTCGGCTGTAGCAACATCCCCGACTACTTTAATCCTGATGGAGTTATTGAGCTAAACGATTCTCTTGATCTAGCCAAGCTCGATAGAGCAGAGTACGAAAAGCGATTTGAGGCTGTCAAAGATAACTTTGATCTCTGCCTAGAGTACGAAGTAATGGAAGACTACATTTTCACCCACCACCTAAAGGATACTTACCAATGAGTATGCTAGGACACTACGCTTCCTTCGATAAAGGAGAGAAGTACACTAATCAGTATGGAGAGGAGCTTATCAACACTGAGACCATTATCGGTCTGTTTGAGAGACATGACCTCAAGCCTACTGGTGCCCTTCACGTTGGAGCACATGAATGCCCCGAAAGAGCTTGCTACACTAAGCTCTTTAATACCAACGTTATCTGGGTGGAGGCTAATCCCGAAACCTACGAGAATCTTACCCTGCCTGTAGCTGAAGCAGATGGGCAACAAGCTTTCAATTTTGCTGCTCACCTTGAGGACTTTAAAGAGGTAGTTCTATTCTGTCCTACTGCTAGAGCAGACATGAGTTCTCTAAAAGAGATGGAAGGAGTTGATTTGAAAGTTCAGACTACAAAGACTCAACGCCTCGATACTTTCTTGACCCGCTTGAATGGCCTTGGGAGCCCTGAGGCTCTAGAGAATATTGATTTCCTCAACATTGATGTAGAGGGCCTAGAGCTAGAGGTTATCGAAGGACTAGGAGATTGGATTGACCACTTTGATTCCATCTTCATTGAAGTTACCGTAGACTCTATTCAGAAGATCGTTGAGCACATCGTTCCTAGAGGATTTGCACTAGCAGAACTATCCAAAAGCATCGAGCACCTTGGATGGGGAGACGCCTTCTTTATTCGTAGACCATGAAAAAAATAGTACTAGGACAGCCTGGAGCCTTTGGAGATCTTCTCATCTGCGCTCCTATTGCTGAGATCTTATCG